ATAAGGCCAACACAATGTACAACACGTGGGCCACTCCTGAACTGCACCATATTGGTTCTAAGCTGGTGGATGTTGTTATTCAGACTACAGGCATGGTGAAAATTAATATGGTAAGAACGGCTAATAAAAAGACCACGTACCATCTAAACGCGACACCTGAAATCTTGGATTGGATTAGGGATGTTAACGCCATGTCTGAAGTCCTGACCCCTGAAGCCTTACCCTTTGTCATACCTCCAAAAGATTGGAAGACTGTAACTTCTAACGTGACCCACAGTAAGGTATGGATTCGTAAGTTCAGTATGATTAAGACTCGTAATAGAGCCTTGTTAGAAGAGTTAGACGGAGACCCTTGTATGCAGAAAACTATTGACGGTGTTAACGCATTGCAACAGACAGCATTTAAGATCAACAAGCGCATCATTAAGCTACAAAGACAGTGTTGGGAATCAGACATGTCATGGGGTGGGATACCCGCTAGGGGAGAGATAGAAATGCCTCCTTCCCCGTTCCCTGATGTCAGAACAAGAGACCTGTCTGAAGAAGAACAGCACGTGCTTTGGAAGTACAAAAAAGTATGCCAAGGACTCTATGAGAAAAACACCTCAAACCTTAGCAAACAAGTGTCGTTTGAACTCTCTCTTAAGGTAGCTGAAAGGTTCCAAAAGTTCCCTGCATTACACTTCATTTATCAATGTGATTATAGGGGTCGTGTGTACCCGATTGCTCAGTACCTTAGCCCTCAAGCTAACTCAATTATTAAGGCTCAACTGACGCTTGCTAATGGCGCACCAATTGACACCTATGAAGAGTTAACGTGGTTGTATCATCATGCAGCCAATGTGTTCGGATACGACAAGAAGACCATTGCCGAGCGTATACGTTTGATTGAGGAAATGATGCCTGAAATCATAGCGATTGATAACGACCCATTGAACAACACAAGCTGGAAAGATTGTGAAGACCCTTGGAATTTCCTAGCGGCTTGCTTTGAGATTGCAGCGTTCCAACGTGAGGGTTACGGGTTCGTATCGCACATAGGAATAGCATTAGATGCAACCAACTCTGGCTTACAGATATATTCCTCTATGCTTAGGGATGAAGCAGGTGCAAAGGCTACTAATGTAACTGCCTCTGAGACTCCCGCAGATGTCTATAGAGACGTGGCAGAAATAACGGAGCGTAAGCTAATGGAAGAAGCTTTACTGTCCACTGACGAGTCTGTATGGGCTAAGGCTTGGCTTGAGTCAGGTTTAGTAACACGCTTTTTAACTAAAACCCCAACGATGACCAAAGTTTACTCAGCTACCTTGTTCTCATGCAGGGACTCAGTGCGTGACAAGCTGACCGAAAAGTTTGACAGTGGTAAGGCTATTAATCCCTTTGGTAAAGATGAGGATGCTTTTATAAGAAGCACCTTCTACTTAGCTAAAGTGATCTGGTCATCTATTAGTGAATGTGTTGTTAGCGCACAAGAGTGTATGGATTGGATGACTAAGATTGCTAGGGATGTGTCGAAGTTACAGATACCTATTATCTGGCAGACACCTTCAGGCTTCAAAGTTATTCAGCAATATCCTGAGTACAAGAGCCTGAGAATCCAGACTCACATTGATGGTCATTTGATGCGTCCCCGTCTGTCTAACCCTGATTATCAGAAGGTAGACAAGAAGAAAGCAGCGAGTGGACTCTGTCCCAATTTCATTCACAGTTTGGATTCCAGCTTCTTGATTCTGACCATCCTAAAATGCCAATCGCAGCCCACTCCTTTAAAAAATTACTGGATGATACACGACTCATTTTCAACAACAGCCAAACACGCTGCCACATTAGCCAGATGTTTAAGAGAGGAATACGTGCGTATGTTTACCGAGCATGATGTGATTAATGACTTCCGAGACCAGATGCTTAAGTCTGTGCCTGAAGTCGATGAAGCACCTAAGCGTGGCAACCTAGACATTAATGAAGTAATTCATTCTAAGTATTTCTTTAACTAACGCTTGACTTGTCACACTAATGCTGAAAGAACATTAACGTGCCGTTACACACTACAGTACCGAAATGACGGAGTAGCGGATGGAAAACCAGATAGCCCTTATGATTTTTTACATCATCAATGGGCAACCAGTACCACTAGATATGACAGTGGCCCTTCTCGCGGAGGGCATTGACGTGTCTACCTTAGAAGCTAAGTACCAACGATAAAGAGAGTATCAGATTATGGCAGCACAGAAAATGTTAGTAACACCTAAAGGCTCTGCTGAATGGGTGAAGTTGTTTACACCTGACACAAAGTTTAACCCACTAGGTCAGTATTCAATCAACCTTAAGGTTAAGGAAGATGAAGCCGAGGCTTTAACTACTGAGTTGAATAAGCAGGTGGATGCTTGCTACAACAGCGAGTTAAAGAAGAACCCCAAGCTGAAGAACAAGATGGTGAAACGCCTACCTTACGAACAGCTTCTTGACGATGACGGTGAAGAGACAGGCTTCATTGAGTTCAAGGTAAAACTCAAGGCCCGTGTCGAGATGAAGAATGGCGACAGCTTCACACAGAAGCCAGTGGTCTACGATGCTAAGGGACAACCTATCACTAAAGAACTATCAATCGGCAATGGCTCTATATGTAAAGTTGCCTTTGAGACTATCCCTTACATGCTTGCGTCTACTAAAGAAGCCAGCGTGTCCCTACGACTTAAATCTGTTCAGTTAATTGAACTTCGTGAATTTAACAGCGAAGAGAATCCGTTTGATACGGAAGAAGGATACACCTTTGAAGAAGACACCAGCCCGTTCGCAGAAAAAGAAGACACCAGCAGTGACGGTGACTTCAGCGAAGAAGAAGACGAAGACTTCTAAATACAGGAGTGGTCTTGAGAAGAGTGTGGCTTTTGATCTGAACAAGAGGGGTATTGAATTTCAATATGAGCATGAGCGAATACCTTATGTCGTTGAAAGGAAATACCTCCCTGACTTCCAGCTACCCAATGGCATTTACATTGAGGCTAAGGGTTGGTTCAGGGATGAAGACTGTCGCAAAATGCGGTTACTCCAAGCGCAGTATCCTGACAAAGAATTTCGATTCTTATTCCAAAACTTAAACACTAAAGTTCAATCCAAAAGGTACACAAACCAGCAATGGGCAGAGAAGTATAACTTTGCTTATTGTGAGGGGCGTGTGCCTGATGCTTGGCTTAAGGAAACATTAGATGAAAGAAAGAAAGAGGACTGACTATATTGTCATCCACTGTGCTGCCACGAAACCAAGTATGGACATTGGCTTCACTGAAATCGACCAGTGGCATAAGAGGCGGGGCTGGCTTGGGTGCGGTTATCACATGATTATCAGGCGTGATGGAACCATCGAAAACGGACGCGCAATGAATGAGTGTGGGGCGCACGTTAAGGCGTTTAATCACAATAGTTTTGGGATTTGCTTAGTCGGAGGCATGGATGAAGACGGTGATGCGGAGGCTAACTTCACTCAGAAGCAATGGGACACTTTAGACTCACTCGTAGATGTGATGACTAAAATCTATCCCAATGCAGCAGTAGTTGGTCATAACGACCTAGATCAGAATAAATCATGTCCAGTATTTGAGGTGAGCGAATGGATGAGTCAGATCAAGGAGATTCGTACCTCCTAGCAGGGAAGTTACCCTGCCCGAAGTGTACAAGTTCAGACGCTTATCACGTCTATAGTAACGGGTGGGGTCATTGCTTTGCATGTGACTCAAATATTCCAGAAGATGTCGAACAGACAAACAGAGAGGTGGCACCGATGCAGCAAGGTTTAATCCCCAAGGGCGAACATGTGTATATGAACAAGCGCAAGCTTGATGCCAGCACGTGTGTATTGTGGGATTACACCAAGTCCGACTATAAAGGTACGGCAGTCCAAGTGGCTAATTACAAGGACAAGAAAGGTCAGACGATAGCGCAGAAGATACGCTTCCCTAACAAAGACTTCTTGTTCTTGGGAGACACTAAGAACATCCCCCTTTATGGTCAATGGTTGTGGCCTAGTGGTGGCAAGATGGTGACAATCGTAGAGGGAGAATTAGATGCCCTTTCCGCGAGTCAAGCGCAGGGGAATAAGTGGCCTACGGTATCCTTAAGTCATGGCTGTGCTTCAGCAGTCAAACAAGTGCGTTCTAATATTGAATGGCTTCTCACGTTTGACCGTGTGAACATCATGTTTGATATGGACGATGTGGGCCAAGAAGCTGCCCGTAAAGTTGCTGAACTGTTCCCTCCACGT